TATACCATCCTATCTGATAATTCAGTTTCATCAGTTTTAGGACCTTTATTGTATATATTTTGAATATAAGATATTACTTCATTTATTGTCATTATTTAATCTTTTTATAGTTACAAAGTTTTTCATGTACTTTTTGTAAAATTACAACGTCATTTTTACAGTATTTAACCATAGTATTCATAGCTTTAGCATCATTTTTTAATACTATATCTTTCCATAAATTATAACTAGTAGATAACTTTTCTCCTAATCCTAGGAATTGTGCAATATAATCTAGTTTATTAGAATTAAAACTAAACATATTTCTAGCCATTGTTAAAGTATCTTCTTTTTTGAAGTTAGTATCAAACTGAATATTATGTTTAACACATCTACCATATATCCAGGGTAAATCGAACTTATTTAAATTATGCCCTACAATTAAATCTGCTTCATTAATTACTTCTGCAAGTTCTTGTAATAATACTTTATCATCACCATTATTCCATTCAAGAGAATGTACTTTATTTTCATCTTTCCATTTGTAGCAAGCACAAATTATTGCTCTCTCTTGAATTATATTTTCATAACCTATATTAAGTTTATAACCAGATTTCCAAAAGAAACCTATGTTAGGACTTGTTTCTAAGTCAAGATATAATACCTTTAATTCTGTTTTTTCTGTAATAGCTTTTATTCCTCTACTAATAAATCTTCTCCAAATATCATTGGCTTTTTTAGCTCTTTGTTGATTAGTTAGCCCTTTTCCAATTTCAAATTTTACTGCAATTTCATACCATGTTTCTGTTCTATTAACTTTTGAAGTTAAATAATTAATTAATAATTCCTTGTTTGTCATAAATTTTATTTTATTACTCCTTTTGTTGTTGCAACAAAAATACTAAATAAAAAGTTCAAATGATTAGGTTTAGTAATTTTACTTTATTTTTTGAAAGAAATTACTTTACCTATAGTAACATTATGAGACTTATTCATAAAATTATAATCATAACCTACTACAAATCCTTTCTTAGATACAAATCCTGCACCTGGAGCTGCTGAAGTTAAATAAGGCTTATTTTTAAAATCTGAACCTAATCTTAGATATGTATATAATCTAAACTTTTGTTTTGTAACAGTATTAGTAATTTCAGGATATTTTAAGAAAAATTGTACATCTGCATTAGTTCTCCAACCAGCTACTTTATCTTTTATAATTACATAAGAACTATCTTTTCTAACAGTATCTACATAAATATTATGTGGTAAATGATTGAATTTAAAGTCATTAGTATCAATAGGAATGTTATTCTCAATTAAGAATTGAGGAGTAACTGTACCATCCATAGATACAGGTTGTAATTTTAAAGTTTGGGAATAGTGATATTCTTTCCAAACAGTATCTCTTTTACTAACTTGGTGCTCAATAAATTGATTAGTTTTTTCTAAATGTCCAAGTATTTGTGTAGTAGTTTTATGAAAGTATATTATAAAAACTATAATGGCTACTGTAATAAGTAGCCATTTAACTAAATCTATGTATTTGTTATTTTGCGTACTCATAAAGTATTTTTGCTAATTTTTTGGCTAATATTTTTTTATTCTTTTGATATTTATCCATATCTAATTTATTTGAAATAAAACAAACTTCAATTAATAGATTAATTCCATTTAATCTCATCCAACCTAATTGTCCTCTTGCAGCTAACTTTTCTGTTTTAACTCCTAATGTATTAGCAGTATTACCTCTTAAAGGTATATTTAAAGTATTACTAATACAATTAGTTAATTTACCTGCTATTTCTAATTCAAGCTTAGTATAACTATTAGGTATAAATACTTCTGTACCTGTAGAATTAGGATTACTTGAGCTATTCCAATGTAAATCTAAACAAATGCAATTAGGAGTAACTAAGTTTTTAAAGAACTGAATAGTTTCTTTTAAAGCATTAGAGTTTTTATCTAATTTAGTAGTAATACCTAATGCACATAATTCATCATCAATTAAACTTCTTAATTCAATTGTTAATTCTCCTTCTATATATCCATTACCTGAACTACCCTTATCCCCATTTTTTAGATTACTATGTCCACTACTTATATAAACAATTCTACTCATATTTATCAAATTTTTTCTTAAATGAAAAAAATTTACCTAATGCAATAGTTAATCTTTCAGGTATATTTATTCCCCATAAGATTTCTATATTTTCATTAATAGAAAGTAATTCAACTGATACTAAAGATATAGTTACTAATTTAGTTAGAAATAATGGTATATCTGTAAATACAGCTATAAACTCACCTAATAAATTTACATCAATAAAATAGAAACTAATAATAGTAAATTGGTAAATAAACATTTTCCTTACTGTTTCATATAATCCTTTAGAAGTTATTTTTTTACCTTGCTTAATAGATTTTTTTATTCCTAAAAATAAATCCATAAATATTACAAGTCCACAAAGTAATAATAAAGCTTTAATAGGAGCTACAAAGGTAAAAAATATTAATACTAATTCTCCTGAATGTTCTTTTAGTTTACTTAATAAATGTATGAGGGTGTCTTTCATAATTAGTATTCTATTAAATTATTTAATTCTTCTTGTGTAAAAAACTTTTGATAGCCTTCACATATCTCCATGAAAAAACCATTATTATACTCTAAAGGAATAGCGTAAACATCTAATTCATATACTTGTTTAGCATCAATAGTTACTCTATTGTTTACTATAATAAATTCATCTATTGTATTAAAAAATAATCCTACTACCATAATCCAAATTTAGAACTTAAATAATTTTGTAAATTTGTTTCATCTGCACCACTTAAAGCATTATAAACTTTAGCTTCAACTAATGTCATATTAACAGGACTTACTGCTCCAGTAAATGCACCAAAGCATATACCTGTTGCTGTTGAACTTCCTGTATTTGCTGTTGAATACTCTGGAAAATTATTAAATCTTAATTTACCACCAGTTGAATTATCAAAAGTGGTTCTTAAAACATAAAATAAATTTGTTGGATATTGTAATGTTGTATCACGTGAAGTTCCATTATTTAATCTAAAACCCATTTGTACATTTGATATAATTTGTAAAACATGTGATACTCCAGATTGTGCTATGTGCGGAGTTTGAAAACTTAATCCCATTACATTTAGTCGCCATACCATTACAACTATACTTGAAGTTCCTCTAGGAATAGTTATAGCACTTAAAAAATCATTAACACCATCAAATACTCCACCGCCATAAGTTACTCCGTTAAATGTAAGTAAACTTGAATTATATGTTGGTCTGTTTATTGCAGTTCCTTGTGTTAAATGATAACCATTTCCACTACTATCGTCCCATTGTGAAATTGCCCCTGCCACTAAAGTTGCATTTGGTGGGCTTGCACCTATCAACGCTTGATAGTCTGCTTGTAGTCCTGTTGTTGGTGTTGCTTGTAAGGTAACAGTAATAGCTGTACCAAATATAAAGAAGCCATCTGCTGTGCCATCTGTTGCGCTTAATGTAACAGTATAACTTCCTGCATATCTATAAGTTTTAGTCGGGTTTTGTAAACTTGAAGTAGTGCCATCCCCAAAATCCCATCGCCAATTAGTAGGCGTGCCGTTAGTACAACCGCCTGTAAAGGTTATAGAAGCATTTGTAACTATTGATGTTGCGCTTGCTGCAATAGTTAAATCTAATCCACCACTAATAGGTTTTATGTATAAATTATTAAGCATAAAGTACTCCTAAGTTTATAACTCCTGCTGTATTAACTGAAATAGTTATTGTATTTCCTTGAAGTATTGGGTTAGTTAATGTATAAGGTGCTGCATTTACTAAAATAGTAGTTGTAGGACTATTAACTATATTAGTAACAGTATTTATTGCTAAATTAAAAGGTGCATATATAGTTACTGTTAATAAACTTGTAAAATCTATAGTCCAAGTTACACTATTTAAATTAGGAAATGTTGCTAGAGATAAATCACCTCTAAAGTATTGTGCAGTAGTTCCTAATGTAATAGCACTTTGTTTATTATTAAAAGTACTCCAGTCTGTAGAAGATAAAACTCCTCTATTGGCTGCTGATGCTGTAGGTAAGTTAAATGTATGGGAAGACCCACTTGATACAATATTAAAGTCAGTACCAGATGTTCCCACACCTAGTGATTGAACTTGTGCTGTCAAACCATTTAAGGCAGTTAATCCTGTCGAAAAGGTTGTAATTATTTGACAAAGGTTGTTATCTTCTGTATGTAAAGTTACAGTTCTATTACCTGATGTATTTACATGTACTCTTACAGCTAGCCTATCAGTAGCTAATAATGTAGTTTGTGGTACAGGTATTGCTGTAGTATATAAATCTACTTGAGTACCATTAGTAATAAATTCAGGATTAGTAGAACTTGATGCTATTAAAGTAAAAGTAACACCATCATATTTATAAAGTTCTATATAAAAAGATGGAGTACCACTATTATTACTAACATTAAAATAAAGTTCACAATTCCAATTACCTGCTGGTATATTTAATTGATTAGGGTCACCTGCATCAGTTAAGAAAGAAGCAATATAATTATTTGTATTAGTTAAAGTAAAGTTAGTACCAAGACCCAATATTGGCGTTCTATTCATTTCATAATAAGTAACGCCACTTATAGTTCCTTGATTTATACTTCCGTTTAAGTAGTAATTTATCGAAGCACCACCACCGCTATTAGCAGGAAAGTTAGCCAATGAGCCATCACCTCTTACATATTGAGATACTGTGCCAGAACCTGTAACTGATATTGTGCCACTTGTTGTTACTGGACTATTAGCTACAGTAAATGCACTAGGCATAGTTAATCCTACAGATGTAACAGAACCACTTCCTCCTCCAGATGATTGATTAGTTAATTCAAGAATTTGATTATCTGACCTTATATATAATTTTTTATCAACAGTATTAATTGCAAATTCTCCATCTTTTAAATCAGTCTTTTGCCATAAATTACAATCTAATACTGTTGGAATAGTAGGAACTAATCCACTAGTACCAAATCTTTTAATTGTAATTGGTTTAACTTCAGGAACTTTACATGAATCATTACTCATTATAATACTAATCCTCCATCTATATAAGTGTTAGGAATATTTTCTATTGGTTGTGTTGTAATATCAATACCTTTATAACCACATTGTTTTTTACAAAAATAAAGTAATTTTTCAAGTATTGTATTAGCTTGTGTTTCTGTTAGACAATTATCTTCTGAACAGTTATTATATTGCATTAAGACTTTTAACATAGCATTTTTAACTCCTAAATTTAATAATTCAGAACTACATTGTTTACCTAATGCTAATCTATCTCTTAACTTTTCAGCTTGAGTAGCTAGACAACATCTAACAAATACTACTTTATCTATATAACAATCTATCATATTATGTTAAAGAAAATCTTAGAGAAAGAAGTACACGTCCGCCAGCTGTAGTTTTAGCACTTCCTATAGTTAATAATTCTCCTGCACTAAATGTATTAGTTCCTGTAAATGTTATATTTGTAGCTGAATCTCTTGCTGTAGATGCTGTATAAGTTATTATTCCTGTACCTGCACCAGCACTTGTATCCATAACAGTACCAGCATTATCTTTAAATGTAATAGTACCATTATCTGTAGCTGCAATAGCTTTAGTTACATAAGAATATGCAAAATCTAAAGTACAATCCCAAGGAACTCTTATTTTATAATTTCCTAATTCACCAGCTTCAAAAGATATATCTACAGCTTGTAAATGTCTTCTTAAAGCTGCTACTGTATGGTTAACAGTAATTGTATCATTAGGTATTTTAGAACCTGTTACATTACCATCTAATATTTTAACAGTTGTAACAGCATTATTAGCTATTGTTAAAGCTCCTGCATTACTAAGAGTAGCATCACCACTCATAGTTACTGCTGTAGGTATATTTGAACCATTACCTACTATTATTTGAGTAGAAGGTAAATTTACAAGTTTATTTAAAGCTATTGTACCTGTTGCTATGTCAGCATTAACTATAGTAGCAGCACTAAAAGCACCTGTAGAAGCTTTTACTACACCTGTAAATGCTGAAGCATCTGTAGCTAAACCCCCTCTACTTGCAGCTAATGTAGCTTCTGAAGACATTACTCCAGAACCATTATTAATTACAATATGATTATTACTACCTGAAGCTAATTTACTTCTATCTATTGCAGCAGTAGCAGATACATCACTATTAGTAACTGTACCAGTACTGTTAGCATCTACATCAAAATGTACTTGCCAAGCTGCACCATTATAAGTACAAGTTATTAATACTTTTTGATTTTTAAATCTATCAGGCATTGCTGTACCTAATATAGTTACTGATTGACTAGATATATTACTAACTGTAGCTTCCCATAATATAAATACTTGCATATTTAATACAGGAGTGCCTGTTACGCTTAAAACAAAATTACCTGAACTTGCATTACCACTACATCTGTATCCTTGTGTATTAGACCCTATTTGAGCTAATGTTAAAGATGGAGAAGGAGTAGTACTAATATTTATAGTTTCGTATGGTTTAAACATCGTATTTAATTTTTTCAATTGTTAAGTAAGATAACAATATATCACTTGCTGTAGTTGTAGTACATGCAGCAGATATTGAGACAGTTGAGCCTAAATTTACAGAAGCATTATCTAACCATTTAATAGGGTCTCCTACAGGAAATGTAGCAGTATTTTCTATTAATTGTGCAGAAGAACCAGTTCTAATTATTAATAATTCTAATTTTATTACAGGACTACCTGTAAATACCCAATAAGGTAATGGATTAGTAATAGTAAAATTATATCCTCCAAAATTAATTATCATAGTTTTGCTGTTACTATTAAATGCAGGAATAAATCCAGCACTAATAAGTAAGGCATCACCATTATTAGATAAAGTATTAGCAGCTAAAGTATAAGCTGAACCACTATTAGATAATATTTGATTAGATGTACCATTAGAAGCAGGTTGCCCTGTAGTATAAGCTTCTGAATATACATAAGTTCTATTTCCAGGAGGTCCAGCAGGTCCTTGTGGTCCAGCAGGACCAACATTACCTTGAGGTCCTGTAGTTACTCTGTAATCATTACAATCACATGTAGAATTTGGTGAGCAGTTACACATCTTAACATGAACAATTTTTGTTACTAAGAAGTCTTTGTAACAGGTTAATAAATTTAGTTATTTTAGTTAATTCACCACATGCAGAAGCATTTTTAATTGCATCTATATATGTTGACATTAGTATTATTTTCTTTTCTTTTTCATCTTTACAAGAACTACAGCAATCAGCTTCTTCTTCTGCATAAGTAGCTACATAAGAGTTAAAACTACACAATTCTTTGCAAATAGTAACTACTTTAATAGTTTGTGCAAAGATATAAGTATTAGTATCTACTTTAGTTACAATAGTTTGGAATGTCCAAATACCTGTTTCAAAAGTATCTGAATTAATTCCAAACATGGAAGTAGTTACATTAAAAGGACTATTAAGAAAGTTATCTGTAATATTAGCAGTATAATTATTACCAGAAGGAGAAGTAGCAAGTAAAGCTACAGAAGAAATATTATCTTTAGTTAATTCACCAGTACAATCAGTTGTGTCAGCTAGTGCTTTAAGATAAGTAGTTAAAGATACTGTTTGAGTATTAGCAACTGTTATAAAGGTAAAAGTAGGAGTATATGTACCAATACTTGTTAAAGTATGGTTTTTAGGAAGAGTAGTATAAGTTACTGCATTTACAGCTAATGTTAAACTAGCTATAGTAGTATTTAATAGATAAGAAGCATTACCAAACTGTACAGATAAAGTTTGATTAGTAGTTATAGATAATTCAGGTATAGCTACCCAAACTAATGTAGAAGAAGTTCTATTTATTTTAAATACACAAGTTGATACATTACCATCATCATCAGTTACTCTTAAAGTAATTTGATTTATTCCTATTACTACAGGTAATAATGTTGTTATACCAAAATAATCTACACTATTTATAGTCCATTTTACTTGAGTAGTTGGGTCAGTAACTCCTTGTGTTGTATAATAATCAGCTTCTACTTGTAATGAAGCAGTATCAGAACCTCCTGCTGGATTTACTCCAAAAAGATTAGCTCTTGTAATAGGTTTTACTCCTGCTATAAGCATTTCGTAAGTATAATTATTACTATTACAATAAGTAGAACAGTTAGTGTATTTTAATGTACCACAATCTTGTGTGGGTTTAATATCAAATTGTAAAGCCATTGATTAATTTTAATCAGGTTAAGAAAAAGAGCCTGATTAATTTACAGGCTCTAACACATTTTCTTCTTTTTTTTCTTCATTTTCTAATTCTTTTAAAAAATTAGTTATATAAGCTTCTTGTCCATAAAGTGCATTTAATTGTGCAACTCCTTGTTCAATATTCTTTTTAATATTTTCTAAATCTTTAATTAATTTCTCTTTCATAATTATGGAGTTGTATTTGTTACAATTTGTTGTAACAAGGCTGTTTGTTTTTTAGCTTCATCTAAAATTTTTCTTAATAACTCTAATTGAGTTTTACTATATATTACTCCTTCCATGATTTATAGTTTATAGTATAAGACCTAAATTAGCCAATCTTGTTTCTATCTCAGATAGTCTAGTTTGTAAATTAGCAATAACAGCTAATACAGAATTACCTTCATTAGCAGTTACAAAACCAAAAGGAGTTGTACTTGTTAAATTTTGAATTGCATAATCAGGAGTTCCTGGAGCTGTAGATGTAATAGTAGTTAAAGCAGCAGTTGGAGCAGCAGCCCCATCTGATAATGATTCTGATGTTACATCTATAATATATTCTTTTAAATCAAAAGTATCAGATGTTTGTGTTGCTCCTAATCCAGAACTTGCAGGTGCAAATCCAGATGGTGTAGCATTTAAGGGTATTCTACCTTTAGGTTCTACTCTTTTTGATATGAAAATTTGTTTTACTGACATTGTATATATTTTTAGTTTTGTTTAATAAAAAAGGGCTGGCTGGTTCTGTGTCCAGGTCCAGCCCAAAAGGAAAAAGAGAAAGTTTTAGATAACGTATTCTACAAATACTTCAACTACACCTGCTGTTAAAGCAGCAGTAGCTATTGTACATGTAATAGCTCCACCAGAATCAGTTTTACCAATTACTGTAGCTGCACGTTGAATATCTTGTCCTGTGTAATCAGCAGAGTTATATGCTGTAGCAGCTTTAATTACAACTGGAGTTGTAGAAGCAATTTGCAAAGCCAAAGTAGCTGAACCACCAGATGTCATAGCTGTAGTTACATCTGTCCAAGCTCTTAATACTTGTGCTCCATTAGGTATAACTGCTCCAGATTTAGGTGTAATAGTACTTATTGCCCCACCATCTATTGCAAAATTGTATGTAGCTTTTGCTAATCTAATTTTTGTTTGTGCCATTTTATATAAGTTTATTTAGTTTAGAATGATAAAGGATTGCTTAAAGATAATAACCAAGGATTCATTACTGCTTCAAATTGTGCTTGAGTAGTTGTATCCCCACTTTCAATTAAAACAATACTTTTTAATGGATTGTTTAAATTAGCTGCAATACCATTTTCAGTTACTTCATAATGTTCAATTTGATATGAAACATAAGTAGCAGCAGCATCTACAGGTACATAAGGAGTTAAGAAAGGGAACAAACTTCTATTTTGAGTTTGTCTTTGAGCAGCAGTATTTTTAAAATATACTTCCCATTGTCTTCCACCACCTTCACCTTCAAGAACTACAGAGTCTTTAGCAGAATATACAGTAGGAGAATTAAATCCATAAGGTAAACCTACTTGTAAATCTACTTGTTTTTGCCATACTCTATCTTCTACTGCAAATTTATCAGATAAAGATACAATTAAGATAGCATTAGTATTTGCAACAGCACCAGCAGTAGCTAAATTAACTGGTATGATTTCAGAAGTACTTAATATATCAGTATTAGTTACTACTACTCTAGCAATTGCAGCAGCAGCTTGAGCATCAATTACATAGTTACCATAAGTACTACCTAAATTAACACCAGCAGTAGCAGCAGAGAAATCTACACCACCTGTAACACCACCTGCAAAGTTAACTGCTAAAGCAATGAAAGGAAATTGACCTTTATTACCATTAGTAGTTACACCACTTGAAAGTTTATTAATATTGCTTACAAGATTTTGTAACAATAAATCTGTAGGTGATACAGTTCCTAATGCTGTAAAATCAGGAGTTAAGAAAGAAATATCTTGTGCTTGTCTGATATGTTTAGAGAATGATTGGTCTCCTCTTGCAGAATTAAATGCAATTTTAACACCAAATACTGTATTATCTAAAGGTACTACAGCACCAGAACCAGAACCTCCAATTACCCAACCTGTAGCTCTAGGAGCAACATAAGCTTGTTTATCTACTGATAAAACATACCTACCATCAATAGGACTAGATTTAAGAATATTTACATCTGCTAAACCCTGAATAGCTTGACTACCTAAAGTAGAGCTAAAAGGAGTACCTTGTGCTAAAGTAATTACAGGAGCATCTTGTACTGTATCTCCAGCAGTTAATACTTCACCATTGTCAAGTACACCATTGTAAGAGTTACAGAATACTGCTAATTGTTCATTAGCTACATTATAGCCACTAGAGCTAATTATAGGTTGTCCACCTGTAGCTAAAGCTTGATTACCATCAGCAACTAAGATACTTTCTACTGCACGTTTTGAATTTTTTGCTAACATATTAATTTGTTTTTAAGTTTATTTATTATTCGTTTGTTTTTAATTTATTAAAGGTTAAATCAAAGAAATTAGGGTCTGATTTAATTATTCTTGCAGCTTCATTTACTGCAATATCCACAATTTCATTATGAGTATGTTCAGGTAATTCAGATGAAACAGCAGGTTGCCCTACTATATAATTTCCATCTAAAGAATTATAAGTTCCTATCCAAACTCTTATTGGTATTTTTAAATACTCAGGATAACAAGTAGATACTGCAAATTCATCATTAGTATAAAAGAATAAACTTGAACCTGTTCCTGTAGTTGATTTACCAAATTGGTGAGGTAATACTCTCCAAGCATAACTTGGTTTTTCATAAGGATTTGTTAAGATATTTCCTATATTATTTTCCCTTGCAAATTCAGATTTTCTAATTCTTACTGTACCACAGCTATTAGTAACATCTACTTCTACTCTTTCTAATTGGTAATAATCAAAAGCTAAATTTTCTAATTTTACTTCATATATTCCATTATTTAAGTCAGTTGGAATTAAAGCAGGTTGTAAAGGAAATTTAATTAAAAGAGTGGACAAATCATCCACTCTCTTTTGTATTTTTTCAAAACCAGCTTGATAAATATTATTAGGTGCTGTTCTTGTTTTTAAGAATATTAATTGGGCTTCATTAAGTAACCAATCTATTTCATAAGACTCAAAGTTTTCATTTCTTAGTGAATCTACTTTATCAGCCTTTATTTTGAAATCATAATGTAAGGACTGAATATTCATTTGTTAGTTATTTAAACATTTTTTGATTCATTTCTGCTTTTAATTGGTCAATTTCAGGTTTCTTAGTTGGATTAGATAAGAAAGCAACTGCTTCAGCTTCTCTATTTCCTATAATTTGTCCAGTATTTAACCAAGTGTAAACATCTTGTCTTCCTGATATTACTTTATAAAACATTAAGTCTTGTAATAAAGCTAAAGCAATTATTTCACTTTTTCCATCAGTTGTTTTAAACCTTTCAACAAGATTGATAAATTTTTCTGCATTAGTTTCATTAGCATTATTAACAACATTGATGTAATCATCTAATTGAGTATAAGCTATTTGTGGAGTAATGCTACCAATATTCTTTTTAAGACATTTACAGAAACTAATTAAATCTTTACTAGATTTAGTATTAAATTCTTCTAAATAAGATATTGCTTTATTTCTTAGTTGTTTTTTAGAAAACTCTCTTTCTTGATGTTCTTCTTCTATAAAAATATAGTGAGTAGCATAAGGATTTTGATGTTTTCTCCAAGATTCATAACTAGGTGCAAATTGTTTAGTATTTGCTAAGATGATATAGTAAGCTAATTCATCTTCTACTTTATTCATGCTTAATGGTGTGCTACCATCATTTAATTTGAATCTAAACTTTTGAAAGAATGTAATTTTTTCTCCAGTTTTAAATCCTGATGTAGGAGCAGTATCTACATAACTATTAAAAGGAACTCCATGTTCAGCTTCTAATATATGTTGTAATTTTACTTTTTCAGCAGTTAAAAAAGATTGAGGAAAATCATTAGGTAATACTAATGCAGCATCTTTATCTTTTTCAGCTTTAAATGGATTATCAAAGTACTGATTTAAACCAGTTTGTAATAGTCCAGTTCTTTTATTGTAAGAAGCCATGAAGCAATCTTTTGCTTGCATTCCTACTTTGGTTTTGTCCATTTTAGTTAAACCTTTTGAACCTCTGTTAGAAAATTCATGGACATTTTGTGTTGTGTCTCTAGGTAAAGATTTAATAAATACTTTGCCTGATTTTTTGATATAATTCATGTTTATAGTTTTTTAACTTCCTTTAAAGAGAAGTTAGCAAGTTTCCTCACTAACTTCTTTATTAAAGAATTTCTTTTTATTTATTTTATTATAGGCTTGAGAAGTCAGGTATTAATTCACCACCTCTTGTAACATCATACATTACTAAACCACCAGAAGTTTCTGCAAATGAAGTATAACCAGCAATTTTACTTGAAGTTGGACCACCTTGCAATGGACCTGTAGGAGTAACAGTTCCTGGAATAAATCCATGTCTCATTGACATATCTTTCAATTGTAAGAATTGAATATTGTCAGTTAAGTTTAAACCATCTACTTTACCTGTTTTACCAAAATCCATGAATGTAAACCTAGCAGAATCTACTGGCTTATCAGTATAGATAGGGTGCATTTCAGGACAGTTAGCAGGGTCGTCATATAAAGGATTGTAAACTAAAGTTACATCAATACCTACTGGACCTCTATATTGTACAAACTGAGCACCAAAAGCTAATTGTGAATCATTAACATTAAATGATGTTGCAGTAGCTTTTTGTATAAAGTGAGTATCCACAGTTAAGAAACCACTAGCTAAACCAGCTAACATATCATGGAATATCATAGCACCTAAAGTACCAGTCATTGCCACAATTTTTCTATCTTGTTCATCTACTCTACCAAAGAAAATATCTAACAAGTAATCTTTTAACAATTGTTCAGAAAGAACACCATTATAAGTTTGTGTCCAACCATCTCTTAATTGTTCACGTAATCCTGGACCTGTAAATTTAGTATAACCATTATATCCTTTACGAGTAGATTTTTTACCATACATTAAAGCCCACTCTACACCTTTGTAAAGTTCATCTTTCATCTTAGCTTCTGCATAAGGAATGAAAGCTTCTTTTTTAGAACCATCTGAAGTTACATAAGGAATACCTAATCTACCTTGTTCACGTAAAGCTTTATCAGTAACAGTTAATTCTTGAGCAAATGCACCAATTTGTGATTGTAATTGGAAAGAACTTCCAAATTGCATAGTACCAAATTGACCATTTAATTCAGATACAGTAGAAGTAGATTTTTTATAGAATAATCTACCAGAATCTAACAAATCTACAGGGAAGAATTGTGAAGTATCATCAGTTTGTAACTGTACTACATATTCATAACCTTGACCTGAAGGAAAAGGACCATCTACAATCTCTAATACAAAGTTATTGTTTTCACCAATAACAACATCAGGAGCTTGCATCCAACCTTCATCTAATTTAATTCTAAAGGTTTCTTTACCTAAACCTGGAGTAGTATTAGAAACAGGTTCTACATTACCCAAGCTTCTAAGAGCTTTTTCTTCAGCTCCCATTAAACTCCAACGATAAATTTCATTATCTATCATTACAGTTTTACCTTTTGCTAAAGTCATTCCTAACAAAGGTTTTTGAGAAAATCTATCAGATGCACTGAAGACTTTACCCATTAATCTCTCAAATACATGAGGTTTGCCAGCATCATAAGATGCTATAAGGTAATCTGCGTCAACAAAATTGCCACCAAAGCCAGCGTATTGTCTAAGTTTAATTTGCGAAGTGTAATTCCACATAGTGTTTATTTAAGTTTTAATTATCCAATATCAAATATTTCAGAAGGTCCTGTACTTCTATCTGCTGAATTACCTTTAATTTTGGTTTGTCCTTCTGATGCAGATTTTAATTTATCTCTAAGAGATTTTATTGCTTCTGTTTTTGCAGTTGTTTTATCAGATTTAACAGTTAACCCATTTAAAAGGTATTGTGCTAATTGTAAAGATTTCTCTTTATCTGCAAGTACAGAGTTTATTACTAAATTAAGATTATTAATTTCGCCTTCTTTAGTTTTTGTAGTACCATAATAAAGATTAAAAATTGCATTTCTTTCTTTATCTGTAATAGATACTCCATTTATATCTTTTGTTTCTTTTAATGTAGAAACAAATTCATTTACATTTTTTGCATACTCATCTTGAGCTTTTAAAGTAGCTTGTTTTTGCTCATCAATAAGTTTTTGCTTATTAAGTTTTGCAGCTTCTTTTAATTCTTCAAGAGCTTCAGCAGCAGCATCATCACCTTCAGCAAATTGTATTTTTAAATCTGCTTCTTTTTCTGCTTTTTTATCTGTAAATCCTTTAGACTTATAAAAATCTACAAGAACTTGTTTTTGTTGAGCTGCTTTTTCAGTTTCATCTTGAGAAAATTGAAAAGTTTCCCAATTAGTAGTAAAAGTTTCTTTAAACTTAGCAATATCAGTTCCACCATTTAATAAGTATTCTAATAATGCTTTACCTTCTTCAGATGGAAGACTATTCCAAATTTCATCTAAGGCTTCATTTTTAAGATGTTCTTTAACAGTACTTACAAAACCTTCTTCAGTACCATCAAATTCTGCTGTGTCAGGAAGTATTTTACTTTCTTTGAAATATTCAAAGTTAGTTTTTAAAACATCATTAGTATCATCTGTTGTGGTTTCTACTTCTTTAGTAGGTTCTACTTTAACAGTTTCAGTAGATTCAGTAGTTTCTTTAGATTCAGTAGCTTCAACTACTTTTTCAGTTTTTGTTTCAATTTCATCTGAAGTGATAATCTCTCCAAAATTGAATACGTCATTTTCAATTTCCATACAAAGTTAATTTTAATTATTTAATTTTTAGTGTTGTTTTTTTATAAATGGGTATATATAGCCAAATCCTTTTATTTATTTTAAAAATACAAGTTTATATCTTGTTGAATATAGTAAAGTTAATAATTCATCTAATTGATTTAATATAAATGTTTCTTTATGATGATTATAACATGTTTCTACATATTTAATACCTTCATTTACACATTCTATAGGTTCTTCAAATGAACTTGCTGGAGCTATTATATCTAGTAATCCTGCATAACCTTGATAACTTTCTGCTAATTTGTCAAGCATATCAGGTAAAGCATCATACATTTCATTTAAAGCTTTGTGTTGTGCAAAACTATTAGTTTTTAAATGTGCTATATGACTACAGTTAGTTAAATACATAAGAAAACCTATTAGTTCTCCCATTTTAGTATTTGGTGTTATTGTTTGTTTTCTTAATGGATTCATGTTATTTAGTTGGTTTTTTTCTTGCTTTTATTTGTTCTATTTTTAATTTTTTATCTGCTAATTCTTTATCAGATTTAAGTTTTTGAGCTTGTATTCTTTCTTGAGAAGCATTCTGTACTTGAGTTTGCTTAATTTTTAACTTTTCAATTTCTTGTTTTGAAGTTAATTCTTTCTCTTTCAAAGATAATTCTTTATCTTTTATTTCTTTATCTTGAGAAAGTTTCATTTGCTCATTAGATTGCTTTTGAAATATTTCTTGTTGTTTTATAGCTTGGTCTGCTTGCTGCATTATAATAGCAGAATTATCTACTTCACCAGTTTGATAACCCAATGCTTGTAATTCAGCCACTAATATTTTTGTTTCATTTGCAGAATCAACTTTATATTTTTCCATCTCAAGTTTTTTATTCTCTAACTCAATAGTAAGTTGTTGCATTCTTTCCTGAGACTCAATATTAGCTTGTTGTTCTTGTTGTCTAATAGCATCTTGTTCAGCTTCTAATGCTTTAATTTCTCTTTCTAAATCTCCAAGTGATAAAGAAGTATAAAGTTTTATTAATTTACTTACTTTAGCATCAGGATTTTGAAGTATAGATAAAGACATTTGTTTTAAATCATTAAATGCTTGGTGTTCTAATCCAGAATCTGTTACAAATATTCCTAATTTACAATTATCTAATTCTCCAGGTTCTATTTCAAGAATAGCTCTAGTTAAATCATCTGTAGTATATTGTACTAATAAAGGATTATCATGGTAAGCTTGTTGTGCTACTTGTAATAAAGATTGTAATACTTCTTTCCATAATTCATCATGTAACATAAAGTATATCTTTGTAATATAACTTGACTGTACAATATTTTGTTGTGCATTAGCTACTGCTTCAGTATTAGCTGTTTGTCCTTCTCTTTGTTTAGTTATACCAGCTTGTTCATTAATTTGTTGTTCTAAATATTGAAGAAAAGGAATATATTGATTAATACTTTGTGCATTAGTCATTGCCATTACTCCTTGTATTCCAGGTCTTTGTGCAGAACCAGGTTTTTCAGCATTTTGTAATGGATTATAGAAATAGTAATCTGTATTTTCAAAATAATATAAGAATTTTTCCATTCCCATTTCTTTATCAATCATAGTTACATCTACAGGAATTTTATTTCCTTTATCAGATTTAAGTAACTTTTCTAATTTTTTCATTGCTGCAAAGAATAAATATTGATAAGGTTTCATTCTATCCATTAATGATACAGGTTGTGCATTAGCATTTTCATATACTAATCCATGATAACCTAATTTAACTTTATAAAAATCTGCTGTATCAATATCACTTAAATCCCTGAATTGCAATATTTTAGGTCCAATATTTACAAAACAATTATTACCTATTTTAGTACCTTCCCACACTTCAGGAATCCACATCCATTCTACAGTTTCTCCTAATTCTTTATTAATTTTATATTTTTCATCAACAATTTCCATTTCAAGATTACCTGTCATTGGGTCAGTATATTCTAATATACCTATTTTTCTTTGACTTACCCACTCAACATGAAATACTTCAAAATCATTAAAATTTATATGTCCATAAGTACCTTCAAATTCACTTCTTAGTAATGTACCTCTTGCACCAAAATACTTTAATTCCATGTGCTCAAAGTTGTATTCCATTTTATCTTTAACTGTATTAGGGTCTAAACCATTTACATAAGAATACATATTTTCCAATTCTTTTAATTGGTCTTCAGTCATATATGGACCATAAGTATCTAATACATCACCTATATTCATTCTAGTTCTAAATCCAGCATATAATCCATCTTGAACAAATTGAACTTCAGATGATTTATGATAGAATACTCCTAAAGGATTTAATACTTTGCAAACAGGTAATCCATGTTCTAATCCTGCCCATACAAATTCTTCTCCTGCAATTAAACCATTTTTAAAACCTTGATTCTTTTTTAATTTAAGTTTTTCTTTCTCAAGTAAATATCTTAGTAATTGATTACATTTAATTTCATTTGCTGTTAAATAATCTGTATTAAGATATTTTTCAATTTCTTGAGGATTTAATACTCTTTCAGTTTCTTGTTGCATTTGAGCCTGATATTCTTCAGGATTTGTACCTTCTTGATAAGGATTTTGCATTTGAAAATTAGCTTGTACTTGCTGCATTTCTTTTTGTAATTCTGCAATAAGATATTGTCTAAGTAATTCTTTCTTTTTCTTTTGCTTTAATTTTATACCTCCTGAATCTAATTGAATAGCTTTAAAATTCCATTTTCTTTCAAATTCTTCACCTAATAATACATTAATTTTATTGTATGTTTTATTATAAGGTTGTATAGTATCTGGAGTTTGATTAACATTAAATACAATATCATTCAAACTTTTTTTCATATCTTCTTCATTAATTTGATTATTATAAAGTTGAAAATTACTTAATTTTCTTTTATAATCTTCAAATCTTGAATATCTTACTGGATTACTAAAATTCTCTGTTGTAATAAGAAAATTAATACATTGTCTAGCCCAAGAAAAATCATCTTTAACTTTGCCATTATAACTTAATTTTTGTTTAGGGTATCCACCCAT